GTGATTCGAGCCCCGATGTTGATCTAGTGACGGGCAGTGGTCGGAGTGGTCGCGGCGGGGTCTGGTCGGAGTGGTCGAGTAGTCGATAGCAGGCCGGACGGCCGTGGAGGTCGCCATGGCCGACTGGGTGTCCCTGAGGGAATTCGCGAGGCGTCGGGGTGTGGTCCTCGGCGCGGTGCAGAAAGCGATTGCGACCGGCCGCGTGACGGCGGTGCAGCGCGACGCGAAAGGCCGGTTGTGCGGCATCGATGCCGACCTGGCCACGCAGCAGTGGAACAGCAATACGGATCCAGAGCTGGCGATGCGCACGGGCACGATCGTGCCGCCGCCTGACGACGACACACCCACGCGCCGAGACGCGCAAGGGGTTGCGGACGACGCGTCGGACAGCCTCGAGCTGTTCGGCGCCGAGTCCCCATCACCCCGAGCGCAAAACGTTGGACGAGAGCAGGCCGCTTCCCCCGATGGGGGCCCGGCGGACAGTTTCCACGCCGACCGCGCGGCCAACGAGAAGTTGAAGCGGGTGAACGGCGAACTGGACCTAGCCGAGCGGCTGGGGATCCTGGGCCGGACGGAGGACATGCAGCGCGCCGCGATGGAAGTGGCGCGTGCGACACAGACGGCGCTGATGCGCCTGCCGGAGCGGCTGTCGCCGCTGCTGGCCGCAGAAACCGATCCAGTGCGATGCCGAGCGTTGCTCGAGCACGAGCTGCGGATGGCTCTCGATGGACTTGCTGCAAACGCTCGCCGACTGGCAGCCGCCTGACGGCCTCGGCGACGCCTGGTCGGCGTACTGCTTGGGCTTCGCCGCCGGCATCCAGCCGGATCCGTCGCTGCGGGTGTCGGAGTGGGCCGACCAGCATCGCGTGCTGTCAAGCAAGGCCTCGGCGGAGGCCGGTGCCTGGCGCACGTCGCGCACGCCGTACCTGCGCGAGATCATGGACTGCCTGTCGGTGACGCATCCCATGACGGACGGCGCTCTGCAGGCCGGCACGCAGCTCGGCAAGTCGGAGGCACTGTACAACTGGCTCGGCTACACGATCGACCAGGCACCTGGTCCGGCGATGTTGGTCAATCCGACGACCGACATGGCCAAGAAGACCTCCAAGCAACGCATCGCACCGATGATCGAAGAGTGTGCGGTGTTGCGCAGCAAGGTGAGAGACGCCAAGTCGCGCGACTCCGGCAACACCACGCTGGTGAAAGAGTACCCCGGCGGCATCCTGGCCATCGTCGGCGCCAACAGCGGCCCGGCGCTGCGCTCGATGCCGATCCGGTATCTGCTGCTGGACGAGATCGACGCTTATCCGTCCGACGTCGACCAGGAAGGCGACCCCGAGGAAGTCGCGGCCAAGCGCACCGACACCTTCGGCGCGCGCTCCAAGATCATGCGCACCAGCACGCCGAAGCTGGCCGGCACGTCGCGGATCGACCGCCGTCGCCGTGACGGCTCGGATGCGCGCTACCACGTGCCCTGTCCGCACTGCCGGCACGAACAGCATTTGCGGTGGGATCAAATGCGCTGGGACATGCGCACGCAGCTTGAGATGACCTGCACCGAGTGCGGAGCCGCCAGCGCGGTCGCGGCCGACGCTGAAGGCGAAGCCATGTGTCACCACTGCGACGCGTGGGTGAGTCTGGCCGATGCCACCATCACCGAGCGGTCGACCGACGAAGTCGCGCGCGTCTGGTACGAGTGCGAAGCGTGCAGTGGCGAGATCGGCGAGCACCACAAGCCGGCCGTGTTGGGTGCGGGACGTTGGATCCACAAGAACGTCGGCGCGCACCAGGTGCTGGCCGACGATGATCCGCATCCGTGGGCACTGTGGCAGTGGATCGGCAAAACGCCGCGCAAGGTGCTGCCTCAGTATCGCCGGCCGTTGTCGTGGCACCTGTCGGCGCTCTATTCCCCGCTGGGCTGGTTTTCGTGGACCAAAGCCGTCGAGAAGTTTCTCAAGGCGAAATCCGGCGGCGTGGACGAAGCCACCGGCGAGCCGTTGATGCAGGTGTTTTACAACACGATCCTGGGCGAGGCCTACGAGGCGCCGGGCAGCCGTCCCGCCGAGGACATCCTGCGCATGCGCGCGGAGCCGTATCGGCTGGGTCAGGTGCCGCGCGACTGTCTGCTGCTGGTCGGATTCGTCGACGTGCAGCACGACCGCCTCGAATCGATGTGCATGGGATTCGGTCGCGACATGCACCGGTGGATCATCGATCACCAGCGGTTCTACGGCGACCCGTTGGATCTGGGCGATGGCGGGCCGTGGGCGCAGCTCACCGCGTGGACGCGGCAGGCGTATCCGCATGCCGGGGGCAGCACGCTGCGCATGCTGACCTACGGCGTCGACTCCGGCTACCTGGCGCACACCGTGTACTACTACGTGGCCATGAATCGTGCGCGCGAAGCGTTCGCGACCAAAGGCATGAGCGATCCGGGAAAGCCGTTGCTCGGCTTGCCCAAAAAGGTCGACATCAACCACAAGGGCAAGAAGATCGAGCGCGGCTGCGAACTGTGGCCGCTGGGCAGTGATACCGGCAAAGAGCAGGTGTATCGGGCGCTGGAAATGCAAGAGCCCGGATTCGGCTGGATTCACCTGCCTTCCGGGCTTTCCGACGAGTTTTTCGAGCAATTGACCGCAGAAAAGCTCGAACGACGCCGAATTGGCGGGCGCACCGTGAACCAGTGGCACCTGCTCGCCGGACGTCGAAATGAGATCCTCGACCTGGTCGTGGGGTGTCTGGCTGCCGGCGAGCGTGCCGGCGTGCGGCGCGTGGACTGGGACGCCCTCGAGGCGCGCGTCAATCCGACCATGCGCGACCTGTTCGCCGCCTCGTCCGAGCCCGCCGCCACTGCCGAGCCGTCGGTCGAGGTGCCGGTCGAAACACAACCTGCGGCGCCTGTTCCGGCGCCCGTCATCCGCACCGTGCGGCGCGTGCAGCGCGCAGGGTTCGGCTCCTACCGTTGAGGCCTCTATGGCGACTGGTGACATCAAGTGGTTCGCGCAGGCCCTGCATGACCTGGGCAACAAGATCCACGACATGGACGGCGACACGCTTAAGCTGGGGATCATCACCTCGGCGGTGAGCCCGGCCCTGTCCACGTCCGCGCCGCACTGGGGTGGGACTGGCACGACGAACTTGGCCACCAACCAGGTCGCGACCGGCGGTACGTCCTACACCGGACCCATCACGCTGTCGAACAAGTCCTGGTCTGTCGTCAGCAACGTGCCCACGTTCCGTGCCGACGAGGTCACGCTGGCGCAGGACGCCAGCGGATTCACGAATGGCCGGTGGGGCGTGATCTACAACGACAGCGACGCGAACAAGCGCTGCCTGGCGTTCGTCGACATGGGCTCCGACCGGTCGCTGGTGGCCGGGCCGATCGTGTTCGCCTGGTCCGGCGCGAGCAACGACATTCTGACCATCACGCAGTCTTAGGAATGATCCGATGAATACCCAACAGCTCGCGACCTTGAAGGCCGACATCTTGGCCGATCCGCAACTGTCCGGCCAACCGATGAACAGCGATGGCGCTTTCGCTATCGCCGAAGTTTACAACCGCGAAGCCAGCCCTGTGTTCGTGGTGTGGCGGACGTCGGTCGGCGTCGACGAAATCATGGGCAACGGTTTTGTGTGGACTGCGGTCGACGGTCTGGCGGCGGGTAAAGCGCGCATCTGGGAATGGATGTCGCGACTGGGGACGATCAATCCGAGCAAAGCCAACATTCGCCAAGGATTGCAAGACGCTTTCGGTGCCGGATCGGCGATGGCCAACGCCATCGCGCCGCACCTAAAACGTAACGCCTCGCGGTTTGAAAAGTTGTTCGCGAGCGGTGGCAGCGGGACCAGTGGAGCACCTGCCACCATGGCGGTCGAGGGTCCTGTTACGTACCAGGACATTGAGACGGCGCGGAGTCTGTAATGACGATCGCCTACGGGACGCCCGTATCGCTGACGATGACCGGCATCGAAGATGTCGATGCGTCGTCGACTTGGGTCGGCGGGTGGACCAGCAACTCGATCGACAACACTGGCACGCCTAAAGACGATTATTTGATTTCTGGGCAGTTTGCGACGGAGTCGAGCAACCGCCAGGCGGGGTACATCTACGTTTACGCCTATGCCGCATATACATCGACGCCAGTCTGGCCCGATCTGTTTTCGTCTGGAACCGAGGGAAGCGTCGGCGCCGCGACCGTGCACGACACGGAGCAGAGAGACTCCGGAATGGTGTTGCTGGCGGCAATTGAAGTGGATAGCGGTGCGTCGGAGGTGTATGCGTTCCCGCCCACAAGCATTCGCGAAGCGTTCGGCGAGGTGCCGCCGCAGTTTGCGGTATGGGTGACGAGCAACGCGGCGACGTCTACGAATGACTGGTGCGTATCAAGTGGAACGCAGATTTATTCGCAGCCGGTGACATGGTGATGCGACTGCCGTGGAGCACACGCAACAGCAGGCTGGACCTATCGCATCCCTTGTTGCGTGGCTGCTATGCCTATTTCACGTTAGGAAACGATGGCCGGAACTTGATTCCGTCCGGGGTCGAGGACGCAGTTGCAGCCAATGGCGCCACGTTTATGTCCGCAAAGGCCGGACGTTTATCTGCGGCGCTGGACGGCGTTAATGACTCTTTGCAGGTCGCTGCTCATTCATCTTTGGATCAAGGCGGGACCTGGAGTTACTGGATCAATACGTCCGGAGCATGGGGCACTGACGGTGGCAGCAGTGGAGGATTGCGGGGCGCGGGTATTGTGTTGTCGAGGGCGCAGTCGGCATCCTCGGCCAACGGCGTACTCATGCTAATAAGCAATGCCGGGCTGCCGACGTTTATATGCAGGAAAGCGGGCGGCACAGAGGTGGTAAACATAGTGTCGACGAAGAGTGTCACTGATGGACGTTGGCATCACGTCGCGGCGAGCTTTGGGCTAGCAAGCGGCGCGGCGGCGAGATTGTATGTAGATGGCACGCAGGTCGCGTCCGGATCAAATAGCGACGCTTTTTCTTTTTCCACGAGCGAGCCGCTCTACATTGGAGACAGCGCCGATACGTGGTGGGAAGAAATGATCGGGAATGTGTCTGATGTGGCGCTGTTTAGTCGGGTTGTTTCTCCGGCAGAGATACGCGGTCTATCGGATCGTCCCTGGAAAGTATTTGCGCGAAACCGTAAACCACGCGCAGGCGGCTCCACCGGCGTCACCCTCGACTGCACCGTCGGCAACGCCGTCGCCGCAGGATCCCAGGCCAACATCAGCGCCGGCACGACTATCAACGCCAGCGTTGGCAACGCGGCCGCGGCCGGCGCGCAGGCAAACATCAGCGCCGGCACCACGATCAACGCCGGCGTCGGCAATGCGGTTGCGGCGGGCGCGCAGGCGTCCATCACCAGCGGCACCACGCTGGACTGCACGGTGGGCAATGCCGTCGCGGCCGGTGCGCAGGCGACG